GGAACCGAAGTCGCACTCTACAGCGTCAACGACATGAAGCAGATGGCATCCGCGATGGCCGGGACCGGCCTCTTTGGGTTCAAAAAACCCGACGAGGCGTTCGCGCTCATGCTCATCGCGCAGGCCGAAGGCAAGCATCCGGCTACGGTCGCGCAGGAATACGACATCATCCAGAACCGACCCGCCCTCAAGTCCATGGCTGCGCTTGCTCGCTTCCAACACGCAGGCGGATCGATCCAGTGGCATTCCCGGACGGATGTCGAAGCAACGGCCACGTTCTCGCACCCCCAGGGCGGCGATGTGCGGATCTCATGGAACATGGACCGCGCCGCGAAAGCTGGGCTCACCGGGAAGGACAATTGGCGCAAGTTCCCCGCGCAGATGCTTTCGGCCCGCGTGGTGTCCGAGGGCGTCCGGGCATGCTTCCCGGCCTGCCTGAATGGGATGTACGTCTCTGAGGAGGTCCAGGATTTCGAGCCGCGCAAGCAGACGGCTCCGCTGGACCCCCGCAACGAGATCCCACCCGCGCCACCCCCGCCGCCCGCCGATACGACGCGCCTTGACAAGATCCGGGCGCGATACATCGCCAAATGCGTGGACGCCGCAAAGGAGATGGGGCGCGAGCTTCCGGAAGTCTACGTGCCTGGCGAGGAGTGGACGGAGGCGGACTTCGTAAGCGCTGCCAACGATTTGGACGAGGCACTTGCCTCGCACAGAGAGGCGGCGACCAATGCGTAATTCGCTCAACCTGCCCGCGTGGGCGGAAAAGGAGATGAGAGCATGAACGCACAGCATACGCCGGGGCCGTGGAGAGTTGAATCAATCAACTATGATGGCGATGGCGGCATCTTGGTCCGGTGCAACAGAAACAATAGCCGTAACCACTGTATCGCTAATGTTTGGGGAGCCAAGAATGCCAGAGATCCAGATGCAGAGGGGCAAGCCAACGCCCGCCTCATCTCCGCCGCCCCGGAGCTTCTGGAGGCCCTGGAGGAATTGCGCAGCGCAGTGATCGATCTGGACCAAGATGAGGAGTGCTCAGTAACTCATTGTGAAAATTTGATTCGCAAGGCCCGTGCCGCCATCGCCAAGGCAAAGGGGGAGGTATGAACCCCTGGACCCTAAACGCTGTCGCGAAGATCGAGAAGTTCAAGCGCATGGCCGTGTTCACCGCCGAAGACCTGCGCAAGCGCATGAAGGAGCCGCCGCCGCATCCGAATTGCGTTGGGGCGGCGTTCCAACACGCGGAAGCGTTGGGATTGATCGGCCCTTTGGCGATCGAGACAGCCAAGCGTCACGAAGCGGCCAGCCACCTTCTCCGCGTGTGGGTGCGAGGATGATCCTCCAGATCGAGAGATACAAGGTCAAAGGCGAACCGTACGAATGGTGGGTCCATAAAGGAGGCAAACGAATCGGTATATCATCTCGCACGAAGGCGGAAGCGATTTCCGTGGCTCGTGTTTGGGGTGATGAAATGGAAATACCGGTTCAACCATGTGAAGTTCCCGGAATGATAAGGCAAGCTGCTGGAATCCTCAAAGAGTGTGGCGTTGCTATGGATTATTATGGCGGATACGGTAAACTCGGGAAAATTGGTCGGATTTTGATTTCCGACACCGATGTCCTCAACAATTTGGCAATCAGGCTGGAGTCCGGGAAATGACTATCAAGCAATGGCGCATCCGCTGGGCCGCGTTCCTGGCGGCGCACCCGGAGCAGGAAAAGACCGCGAAGACGGGGGAGGTGATGAATTGAGCGAATACGAAATGCAGACAATGGAGATCGCGATCAAATATAAAAGCGAAAGCATATTCCACGATGCGGTAACCAGAGTGTCACTTGATAACGAAGGAGACGGCACATTCCTGGTGATTTCGCAATCCGGGAACCGCGTGCGAATTGATTTGGAAGAGTGGCCAATCATTTGCGACGCTGTCGATGTTCTGCTCTCAGAGACTCAAGAGCTAGGAACCGCCGAATGATCCTCGATCAGATCATCACCGAATCGCTTGAACAACTGCCGGAGTCGCACGTCCGAAAGCTCGCGGAGGAGGTCGTCAGGCTGCGGAAAATTGAGACGGCGGCGCGGGAGGCGATAAAAGAGGCGGAGCAACCGAGCACGACTCGATGGCTTGAAGCACTTGCCTCGATAGAGGAGGCACTTCAATGAGCCGCACCAAGTTCGCCGCATGGTTTCGCGAAAACTATCCAGACATCCCGGAAAACGTCGAGGATCGCTTGCATGAGGCGAAATCCGAGCATCAACGACTTGCGGCGCTAACCGCTCAAGCTGAATCCGCGTTGCGGGCTGCGGAGGCTCACAGCTACATCAAGAAAACGGCACTCAAGGCGTGGGTCGCGAGGAGGCTTCGATGAACCTCCCACCCAACCTCCGCCATCTCCTGCCCAAGCGTCCCAAGCTCGGAAACCGCCGCGTCACCGTGGACGGCGAGACGTTCGACTCCAAGCTTGAGGCCGGGCGCTGGCAGACGCTTCGGCTGCTCGAACGGGCCGGGGAAATATCCGACCTCCGACGGCAGGTCCGGTTCCCGCTCCTCGTCCAAGGCGTCGAGATCGGCCACTACACGGCGGACTTTGTCTACTCGGACCAGACCGGCAAGCGAGTGATCGAGGATGCCAAGGGATTCCAGACACGGGAGTTCCGGCGCACCGCGAAGCACATGGCCGCGCAGGGTGATCCGATCACCTTGTGGCCACCGAAAGGAAAGAAATGATCCGCTTCTACACGCGCAGCATCGGCGATGGCGAGCTAGCCCAGTTCGCCGTCCAGATTCGCGCACCGTGGGGTGACCGCCACGTCGTCCGAGGGAGCATCATCCAAAGTACCAAGCCAGGGTCGGAGGGGATGCCGGCCGTCGTCTGGCCGCACATGGGCACCCGGTTAGCCGTCTACGCCGACTCTCCGGAGGATGGACGGGCGGCGGCGAACTGGATCATCGGCAGGTGGCGGGAGTGGTGCGCGAGAGGCCACAACGAGGGCGCGTGAGAGTATATTAGAGATAGCGGGTTCCCGCTCTCAGAAAGGTTAAAAATGGCGTGCGAAAGGTGCAGAAGAGAGTCATTGAGGGTTCGCCCATTCCAGGTAGTTTGGGGAGTAAAATCCTCTGAAATCCAGGTTTGCAATTCTTGTTTTTCTGTTCTCGCAAACACATCACAAGAAATCAGAGACAAGTCTGGGGAAATAAGTTGCGCGGTCAACTCGGGAGAAAAGTCGGTCGCCTTTCTCCTTGAGGATGGACGCCGACTTCTGATTCAGGTTCTCGGATGAGAATCCGCTCACTCAAACCGGAATTCTGGAAATCCGAATCCATGTCCGCCATCGACCCATTCTCAAGGCTTACAGCGATTGCGCTGCTGAACGCCTCCGACGATTATGGGTATTTCCCTGCCAACCCGACTATCCTGAGAGGCGACATCTTCCCCTTCGAGGATGTCGAGAAAGTCTCGCGAGCCCTCGCGAAGCTCTCGGAAATAGGGTACATCAAGGTCGGGACAGCAAAAAATGCCCACCAAGGCAAGAAGATCGGCAAAGTTGTCAATTTCCACCTACATCAAAAGGTGGACCACCCTTCAAAGCGCGTCTATACCGACGATTCTATCGAATGGGACACACCACCTCGCGAGACTCTCGCGAGCCCTCGCGAAAGTCTCGATCAGGAGCAGGGAGCAGGGAGCAGGGAGCAGGGATTGGAGAAGGAGAGGAATCAAGGAGTGCAAGGTCAGCAACGCGAGCGCGAACAGCTCTCCGCGATCTACGGCCGACACCCAGCGCAAGCGCGCCCAAAAATTCCAGGTGCGACACACATCGCCGACGACATTGAGGGTATTCTCCGATGAACGAATCGCTTTTCAGCCAATCAACCGAAAATGAGATCCTGGGGAAAGCAATCCGATTTTGTGACAAAGCGCATGAGATCCTTTCGCGCCTTTCGGAAAAACATTTCTACTTCGAGCACAACAGAGAGCTTTTCCGCATTATCAAGAAGGTTTCAGAATCAGGCTCCCCTTCGGTCATTGCTGTACAGGCCGAGGTCGAAAGACAAGGAGCAATCGAAATCATCGGAGGCCCAGCCCGCCTCTTAGACCTTGTCGATTGCGCTGTTTCTCTGGCAGGCCTTGAATCTGAAATCGAAATCTTGTTGGACAGATTCGCTCGACGCGAGATGGAATCATTTGCGAGGTGGGCATCCGCGCAGGTCGTCGAAGCCGAGAGTGCGGACGACCTTATCGACAAGTCTTCGCGCCGCCTCCTGGAGATCGCACATGGGGCAAGCGCCGGAGGAGCACGCTCAGTCCTTGCCGCCGATCTTCTTCCCGGCGTCCTCGCCGAAGAACTGCCGCGCACCATTCCGACCGGGATTCCTTGGTGGGATTCGCACTACACGCCGCGTCCTGGCCACTTCGTTGTCATCGCAGGATTCAGCGGAGGAGGCAAAACAGCTCTAGCTTCCGGGATCTCCGCTGCGATGGGATGCGCCGGACCTGTGCTGATCGCTTCCCTCGAAATGAACAAGTCAGAAATTATCGAACGCATGATCCCATGGCAAATCGGGGGGATCCCGTTCCACGCGATCACCTCGCGGACGCTGACCGAAGAGCAGCGACACGGTATCCGCGAAGGAATGGCTGGGCTCAAAGTCCACATCACTGACGCCGAAACCATCACAGAGATCGAGCAGACCGCACGGGCAATCCGCCTCCAATACGGGCGAATCGACGCCGTCCTGATCGATTACCTCCAGATCGTTTCGACCCCTGGTAGCAATCGAAACTCGACTAGAGCGAACGAAGTTTCTACCATTACACGGCAATGTAAACGAATGGCCCAGCGCCTTGAATGCGTTGTCTTTGGGATTTCGCAGCTCAACAACGACGCATCTCGTGACCAAGGAATCCCGCAACTTCACCACCTCAAGGAGTCAGGGTCGATTCGGCAGGACGCCGACGCCGTCGCCATGGTCTACCATCCGGACCCCAAGTCATTTGCGGAGTCGCGCAAAGCCCTGGACAACTATCGGGCGATTCGCTCCAGAGATCCCGAAAGATGGAGGGACGCGAAGCTCGATCCGGAATATCTCGCGGCCAAGGCCAACGCGGAGCGTAGGGTGCTGGACTTTCAGAAGGTCAGAAACGGTCCTCCAGGAGCGATCCCGTTGCGGTTTGACTCACAACACGTCAGATTCGCCCCGGGATAGGCATAGAAGCCGAGATCTACCCTCGGAAGGCATCAGAGGGCCACCGACACCGCAAAACGCCCGCTAGGGGCATCGGAGAGGCAGGGAGAGAGATGAAGCTGAAAATCGTCTACATCGCAGAAGACGGTATCGAGCGAGAAGAGGTTGTGGAGTTCAATCCGGAGAAGATGCCATCGTGGATCGTGGTGAACGTGCCTAGGATGGAGATCCAATGCACGATGCCAAAACAGAATGGGAAGAAAGAGTAAAAAGAATGTCCGCGCACAACAATTCAGAAAATTGATCGTATATTCACCACGGCACTAACGCCAATAACAAAAGAAGGAAACAATGCAACTGCACGAAGTCACGACCGAAGAGATCCACGCCGAACTCCATCGCAGGAAGTCCGCCGACACCGCCGAAATCCGGAAGCAGATCGACGAACACAAGAAGGCCATCCGTGATCTGGAAGCAAAGATCCACGGAGGAAAAAACCTCAATGAGGCACGGAATCGGTCCAAGTGCGACATCCCGACAAGCGACAGGTTCGACCGGATCGTGGCGGCTCTCACGGGGGTCGAAGGCGCGAATGTCGCTCAGATCGCAGAGAAGGCCGGGTTCGGCGGGGCTGCGCTCTCCGCTGCCCTCAAGCGGGCCGTGAACGAGGGGAAGATCCTCAAGAGCGGGAGGGCGCGGGGGACGACCTACTCCCTGTGATCTTCGCTTCGCCATGGTGGGGTTTACCCTGCCGATGGCAAAAATGCGCTGAAAGCTGCGGAAGAGTGTAGATTTAGGGGATGCCAGCAGGAAGGCCGAGCGAGTACAAGCCGGAATATTGCGATCAGATAATCGCATTCTTCAATGTTCCACCTTTTGAGGTGAAAACAGGAGTCGATAAAGACGGGAACTTTGTCGAAAGATTCCAGACCAACACATTCCCGACGTTCGAGAGATTCGCCGCAAAGATCGGGGTTGTCGCCATCACATTGCGGCATTGGGCGGAGGAAAAGGATTCCGAAGGCAATTACGCCCGCCCCGATTTTTTTCAAGCGTATTCGCGAGCACGCGATATGCAGGCCGCGAACATGGTCGAAGGCGGGATGGCGGGAACCTATGCCGGACCATTCACAGTTCTTGCCGCAAAGAATCTCATTGCGTGGCGAGACAAGCAGGAAATCGAGCACTCTGGAGAGGTCCGCTCCGCCCCGCTCTCGCCTGAAAAGGCTATCGAGGCTGCGAAGGCTGCGGAGGAAGCAGGCGAGGTTTGACGCCCGAAGCCGAGGCGGGATGGCGTCTCAAGGCCCGCGAAGACCTCCTGTCCTTCACGCGGTGGATGTTCAGGGCCCGCAAGGGAGCCAAGTGGGAGTTGGCCGCACACCACCATCTTTTGAGCGCCGCCCTCATGCGCGTGTATGCTGGGCAAACAAAGCGGCTGATAATCAATATTCCGCCGCGATACTCCAAGACGGAATTCGTAGTCAACTTTATTGCTTGGGCCTTAGGTCAATATCCAGATTCAGAATTTATTTACACCAGCTATTCGGGACGCCTCGCAGCAAAATCCTCATGGGATTGCCGTGAAATTGTGAGTCATCCGGAATATCGGGCGATTTTCCCTCACGTCCGATTGCGTGATGACTCGTCAGCCAAAGATGAGTGGCGCACAACCGCGGGCGGCATGATCTACGCTGTGGGTTCTGGCGGCACGATCACCGGCTACGGCGCGGGCAAGATGCGGCCCGGCTTCGGTGGCGCAATCATTGTGGACGACCCCCACAAGGCCGACGAGGCGACCAGCGAGGTCATGCGGGCCAACGTCATCGACTGGTTCCAGAACACCCTTGAATCCCGCCTGAATGCCCCGGACACGCCCATCATCGTCATCATGCAGCGGCTGCACGAGGGCGACCTCGCCGGGTGGCTCCTGGAGGGGAAGAACGGCGAGAAGTGGGACACGCTGATCCTTCCAGCAATCCGGGAAGACGGATCCGCGCTGTGGCCCTACAAGCACTCGGTCGAGCGTCTACAGCAGATGGCGGAGGCAAATCCGTACCATTTCGCGGGACAATATCTTCAGAGGCCCGCACCGCTTGAAGGCGGAATTCTCAAGCCGGACCGAATGCCGGTGCTCGAAGCGATCCCGAACGGGACGCGGTTCGTTCGAGGCTGGGACTTCGCGGCGACCGAGAAGAAGGCAGGGAATGACCCGGATTGGACCGTCGGCGCGAAGCTCGGGCATATGCCGGACGGACGCTGGATCATCGCAGACATTACTCGGCTACGTGGCGAAGCGGAGGATGTGGAGGCGGCGATCCGAGGCGCGGCGGAGCGAGACGGAACAACGTGCAGCATCTCGATCCCCCAAGATCCGGGGCAGGCCGGCAAAGTCATGGTCAAGAGCCTGTCGAAGCTCCTGGCTGGCTGGCCGATCTTGGCCTCTCCTGAGTCCGGCGACAAGATCACCAGAGCACAACCGTTTGCGGCGCAGGTCAACGTCGGGAACGTCTGCATCCTCAAAGCCCCATGGAACGATGCTCTCTTGTCGGAAATGCGCCTTTTCCCGAACGCGAGCCACGACGATCAAGTGGACGCGTGCTCGCGGGCCTTCACCGAGATTGCAGGGATCGGGATGGTTCGAGCCGGGGCGTCTTGGATGCAATGGATGCGCGAGGAAGCGGCCAAGCTGAAGCAGGAGGCCGAAGGATGAAGTATATTCGGTCCATGGCCAACTGGTTGCGTCGCATTTTCAGCAGGAAGACCGCCGCACGCCGTCCCACGGTGGAAGAGATCCTGTCCCCGGAAAGCAAGCTCGAAGCCTTTGCCGCGAAGTTCATGGCCGAGCTTCCGCCTGACCGCATTGACGCCAGGATCACAGAGGCTTTTCGCTTGTCGCGACTCTGGATCGCCGAGGTCCGCGCTGGTGAGGTGAAGCCGTAATGGACCTTCGCCCCATGGTCGCCATGCTCTCTCCGGACGCTTCGAGCGGGAGTGCGAACAACTCATTCCGGGGGCTGGCAGACTGGTTCGGGCCTCTCCAGCCGATGAACCCCATTGCTCCGGAGGAAGTCAGAGGCCGCGCCTATGACTACCCGATGGGCGTCAACCTCCAGACGACGCCGAAGGTCGCGGACGGCGATTCGATCGACTATCCGACATTGCGTCGGCTCTCGCGCAACTGCGACATCCTGCGGTCCATCATCGAGTCATGGAAAGACCGCTTCGTCAAGTACGAATTCCGGATCATTGATCTCGACAAGGGGCCGAAGGCACAATCCAAGCGGGCCATTGAGGCGCAAAAGCTCCTCCGCAGACCCGATGGGCGCACGCCGTTCCACGCAATGCAACGGACGCTCCTGGAAGATTGTGCGGTGATCGACGCCGCCTCACTCTGGGTGGATCTGGACGGCGAGCAGATCGGCAAGGGATCAATCAAAGTGCCACCCGTGCGCGTCATGGACGGAGCGACCATCAATGTCCGTCTCGACAAGTGGGGCCGCATCCCTGTTGTGCCAGCCGATGTTTCGCTGAATGGCAAAGACGAAATTGATTGGTGTGCATACCAACAGATCCTCAAGGGGATGCCCGCCAACAACTACACCACGCGGGAAATCCTGTGGATGCCTCGCAACCGTTCATCGGACCGAATCTTCGGATACTCTCCGGTCGAACAGGGTGTCCGGACTATTTCCATGGCGCTGCGTCGCACCGCGATGCAAATGGACTTTTTCACCAAGGGCAACATCCCAGAAATGCTCGTGGCGTGCCCCGATTCATGGCTTCCGTCCGACATCAAGGAAGCCCAGGAGAATTGGGAAGCGTGGCTCAATGGCCGTGGCGCACGCGGAACGATGCGCTTCATCCCTGGCGGCATGAAGCCGGAACTCTACAAGACCGACGTGGTTAAGTCGGAATTCGATGAATGGCTCGCCCGCATCTTCTCGCACTTGTTCAGTATGCCGCCAACTCCTTTCATCAAGGAAGTCACGCGGAACAATGGGCAGACGATGCAGGAGACCGCGATTCAAGAAGGTGTGCTCCCGTTCCTGCGCTACCTCGCGGACTGCTGGAACTTGGTGATCCAGGATGCGTGGGGGCTGGATGATCTCGAATTCTCCTGGAATCTCGACACCGATCCGGACGCGGCCACGCTCGTTTCGATGGTCCAGGTCGGCATGATCTCCGCCCACGCCGCTGGCCTGCGCATGGGCCTCCACGAAGACGAGATCCCGGAAGAGATTGAACCACAGGAACAATCCCCAGGAGCGCCTGGAAAGGCGGAGCCCGGATCGCAAGCGCCCGCGAAGGACATCAAGCCCGGCAAAGATGATGTTGTCGCGCACGGAAGCACCGCCGTGAAGAAAGCGGACATTGACGAGAAGCCGGGCGAAGCCGAGGATGGCTTGTTCGCCAACCTGGAGACCTACCTCTCCCAACTTCTCAAGCCCGCGCAAACGGAAGCTGATCGCCTTTTCGCACATGGCCTGGAGATGGCGGACGAGCCGCTTCCCAAGCCGTCTCCCCAGATCATCCGTGGGATCCGCGTGGCACTCCATGGCGGAGCAGTCGAAGGAGCCGAAGAGGTGAAGGCCGAAGTCCTCGGCGTCCATCCGGCTTCCGTCGTCTCATCTCCGGCCCTGGACTACGCGGAAAAGCGTGCCGCCGAAATGATCGGCATGAAGCTCGACGCGGAAGGGAATCTCATCGAGAATCCTGACGCCGCGTGGCAGGTGACCGACATGGTCCGGCAGGCAATCCGCAAGACCGTGGCCGAGGGGCTCGAAAAGAACTGGACGCCTCAACAGCTCGCCGAAGTGTTGCGCGCCGACTTTGCTTTTTCGCGGGTACGGGCTCGCAACATCGCACGCACAGAGATCATCAACGCCAAGGGCGCGGGTGCGCTCGAATACCTCAAGGCCAACGGAAATAAGACCAAGCGGTGGTCCGAACAAGATGGGTGCGAGGTCTGCACCGAGAACGCGGACGCCGGCGAGATCGGTATTGACGAAGCCTTCCCGTCCGGTCACCAAGCACCCGGAGCGCATCCCGGCTGCCGTTGCCGTCTACTCCCTGGGAGGCGCGTGAATGTCTGACAAGGCTTTCTTCCTGCCCATCGTCAAGATGGACGACACCGACGGCCGACGGCTCGTCTACGTCCGCACCACGGATGGAAAGGCCATCGACAATCAGGACGAGGTGTTGGACTACCCCACGTCGAAGCCACATGTCCTTGCATGGTCGAATGACATGGCATCGCGCTCGGGCGGAATCAACAAGGGCAACGTCCGGACGATGCACCAGAAGACCGGCGAGCGCATTGCGGCCGGCCATCTTGCCGACATCCAATTCGATGACGCCAATGAGGTGATCGACGGATGGATCAAGGTTTCGGACGACAACGACTGGCAAAAAGTCCTCGACAAGACCTATACTGGTGTTTCGTGGGGGGGGTCTACGGTGGGCGCTCCTTGGATCGATAAGGAGCTGACCAAGAAGCACGGCCGCACCATCCGGAGATACACGCTTAAGCCCAACGAACTATCCCTGGTGGACCGTCCGCGAGTCCCTGGGGCCGACATCCTAGACATCCTCAAAGCGGACACCCCAACAGAAGGAATCAGCATGGATCCGAAGGAACAGGAAGGCGATGGGTCCAAGCCTGTCGCAAAGGGAATGTGGCAGGTTGGCCGATTCGCCGAGATCGTGGCGTCGGTCGATGGGCTGCACCAAACGCTTGTCGCCGAACGCAAGTACGAGGGCGATGAGACCGCCGTCCCCGAGGACGTGAAAACCTCGCTTGCCGCTCTGGGCCGCGCCCTGGTGGACTACACCACCGAACAAGTCGCAGAAATCAACGGCGAACAGGAAGTGAACGGCCTCGTCATCGGCGACGAAGAGGACATCGACGCGATGCTTGCGGGCGATGAAATCGAGGGGTGCGACATGACAAAGGGAGACTTCGAGACCGCCATCGAGAAGGGCGACTATCCCGGCCATCCCTTCCATGGAAATCAGTATGTCGGCGGATCGGGCGCTGGGGCCTCTCACAACAGGGCGAGCACGAAGGCGCACGCCTCCAGCGTTCGGGCTGCGCACTCCAACAGTTCGGAACACCATGCCAAGGCCGCAGCCTATCACGAGAAGGCGCGAGCGCTCCACGAGAAGGCAGGGAACACGAAGACTGCTGCTTTCCACAAGATGATGGCCAAGAGCCACACCAGCGCAGCCAAGGCCAACGCCAAGGCGGAAGCCAAGGAGAAGGGGGATCTTCCCGCCGCTCCCGATTGGGCCAGTGTTTCGGCGCAACTCGCCAAGCTGACCGAGAACGTCGCTGCGCTGACCGCCGAGCGAGTCGCCAAGGCAGACGTACCGCCCCCGAAGAAGGAACCGCCCGTCCTGACCGTCGTGTCGAAGGCCGACGACAACGGATCCCAGGAGGTCTCCAAGGCGGACACTCCTGTGGACCGCGCCATCGCTAACGCGAAGGCTGGAGACGACCCCACTGTCGCGATCATCAAAGCCTCTTTCGCTCACTGATCTCTCAACCAAAACCACAAGGAACACACCATGAGCAACGAAACTGACAAGTCGCTGGAACTCATCAAGCAAGCGTTCGGATCTGAGCCCGTCGCCAAGGCCGCGATCACCTCGGGGAGCGTCCCGGCGTCGATCAACCTCCTGCCTGCCGCCCGGTCCGTCGTCACCCTGGTGCGCCCCCTTGCCGATGACACCACCCGCATCGGCGGCGGGTTCGGCAAGAACATCCAGTACAACATCTACCAGTCCGGGTCGTCCGTTCCTGCTCCTGGAGGTGCCGAGGAAGGAAAGCGCGGCGAGCAGATCACGTTCTCCCCCACCGCTGGAGGCGCGACCTACAAGACCATCATGGTCGAAACCGAGGTGACCGACATCGCGCAGGAAGTGGCGTTCGGTGCCAACGGTGAGGGGAACCAGGAGGACATGTTTGCCTACGCCATCAAGCGCGGGCTGATCGAAGCCATGCGCCGCGAGGAGTCCTGGCTCATCGGCGGGCGCACCACCACGGCCACCGATCCCTACGCCCCCGGTGGCTTGGGAACCACGAACACTCCGACCGTCACCGGCTCCGCTTCTGGCGGCTCCATCGGCGCGTTCGCGGGCGGGCTGTCGGTCATTGCCGTCGCCCTGTCCTACCAAGCCTACGTTGCCGCCCGTGGCTACGCGATCAACACGAGCCTTCCTTCCGGAGTGGGCATCCCTCTCCCCGGAACCCGCACCAATGCTGGAGGTGGGACCACGGCCGTCGTCGGAGGAGCGGCCATCAAGTCCGCCGCTGCTGCCACGTCGGCGCTGACTGGGTCGTCCAACTCGGTGACCGTCAAGATCCCCACCACCCAGGGGGCGGCAGGCTATGCGATCTTCGCGGGTGCCTCGGGCTCCGAGGTGTTCCAGGGGGTCATTGCACAGGGCTACTGCGTGTTGACCTCCCTGTCCACCGGCACCCAGGCAGCGGCGTCGAACTTCACGAGCGACAACTCGGCCGACCCCCTCCAGTACGACGGCCTCCTGACCCGTCTTCTGGCTCCGGGCTCGGGCGCCGGGGTGAGCCTGCTCCCCAACAACACCACGCTGACCAACAATGGACGGCAGGGGATTTCCCAGCTTGACCAGCTTCTTCTCAACATGTACAGCCAGTGGGACGGGCACCAGCCCGACTACTTCACCATGAACGCGAATTCCCTCCAGTCCGTCCAGAACGCTCTCTTGTCCGGTTCCAGCCAGCCGAACATCATGCTTGTGAAGGACGCCGCGAGCGGTTCGGCGGTCATGGCTGGACAGCACATCGATGCGATCAAGAGCCCCACCGGAGCGATCATCCCGATCAAGATCAATCCGTACCTCCCGGACTCTCTCATCATGGGCCTGTCGAAGACCATGCCGACGAAGGTCACTCCGACCGTCGCCAACGGGAAGGAAGTCAACTCGACGTGGTTCGTGCAGACCGTGCGGGACTACTGGTCCGAGTCGTGGCCTCGCGTCACCACCAGCCGCCAGCAGTCGACCACCATCCGGTCGGCCCTGGCTGTGCAGTGGGCACCGGGGTGCCTCGTTCTCCAGAACTTCAACTAGTCAATCAGGAGGGCGGTTCGCCCCGCCCTCCTTTGGAGGATCTGGCATGGCTCGACTCTACTTCGGCGCAGGATTCCGGCAAGTGAACGGCGCGGACATCATCGAAAGCGGGAGCGATGGATTCGCGGATGTTCCGGACTATTTGGCGGGAGACCCGGCCTTGGTTCAGCACGTCAAGGCGACCCCCTCTGGGCCCGCTCCGACGCCCGCCCCGGCTCCTGAGCCCGAATCCGAAGAGCACGGGGAGCATTGATGCTTCTTCCCCTCACAACGGTCGGGCGGCTCATGGCCTTCGGGGACTTGGGCGGCAAAGACGGAACAACGCCGCCCAGGCAGGACGTGGCGTTGTTCCTTCCGGCGATCATCTTGGGGGTGTCCAAGAAGTTCGAGCAATACTGCAATCGGGCGTTTGGGATCCAGCCATATACCGAGCAACGCACAGCGCGGACAGGGGTATTTCACCCCACCGCGCAAGCCCCTGTCGTATCGTGTGATTCGGTGCAGTGGGCTCCGGGTGGCCCTCCCTATTCCTGGCAGACCGTGGACCCATCGCGAACAGGAATTGCGCATGAGGCGATGGGGATTGCGATCTCTTGGGAGTGCTGGGGGCAATATCTCGTCAGCTACCATGCGGGGATTGCAAATTCCACAGACACCGTGACGTTCTCCGCTACCCTTGCGTCCGGGACGTTCTCCGCTGGACCTGCGGAAGATGCTTTCGGGCGTGTTGCAAATTTCGTCTCGTTCGACGGGGCAACGGTCACGATCCAAGCAATCTCGCCAACCATAGGAACGACTGCTCCTGGGCCGTCTCTGGTGGGCGGCGGGACGTTCTCACAAGGCGATACCATCACGACAAGCGGATGGACTCTTACGCTGGGCGCACAGATCACCAAGTCTGTCATCAACGATTATCCCGACTTGGAGCTTGCTGCGCTCATGCAGTGCTACGAAGAGCACCAACGCAAGACCAATGCGTCGAAGACCTCGACGGATCTCGGCGAAGGCCGCACGCAATGGAATGCGGCACTCAACCTCCTCCCGTCCGTGAAAGAGGTGCTGAACAACGGGTACTTCCGGAAGGGGGCGTTCGTGTGAGCGATGAACTCTTTTCCTCCTCCGTCGAGATCAATCTTCCCGAGGCATGGACAGATGGGAAAACGGCCATGCGTACCCGCGAACGCCTACAGGATTTCGCCGACAATTGGCTTTCTTCATTCGTGTCGTCCAATCTTTCCGGGGATCCGCTCAATCGGCGTACCGGCAATCTTGCGGCTGATTGGAATACTTCCGCAATGATTGTCGGAGATCAGATTGTAGTCAAAGTAGCTTCGACAAGCCTTTCGGATGGCGGCGCTGGATATGCGGCTGCGCATGAGTATGGCGCAGAGATCGTTCCCGTCAATGCCCGCTGGCTATGGATCCCAACCTTCGAGAACCAGACCGCGAAGGGCGTTGCTCGGATCTCTCCCACGGAAGCAATCGAGGCGGGCGGATTCTTCACGCACAAAGCGTTTTTCGCTCGTCCTTTGGTGAATCGCGGCAACCGCTCAGACATCGAGCTTGTCCCGCTCTTTTGGCTTGTGGATCATGTCTCTATCCCCGCAACCATGGGGGCACGTGAATCCTGGGCGGATGCCATTTGGGAGACTATCGACGAAATGATTTTTGAGGCGGAGATGGGGCTATGAGCGCCATCTCCAGCATCACTCCAGCGCGGGGAGGACCAACCGGAGGGCAGGCCGTCACGATCTCCGGAAAC